CCGGCCTCATGCACGAGGACCTCGGCGAGCAGACCGTCTACAACTCGGACGGCACGCGGCTCCAGGCGTACTCCACGCGCTACCAGTGGAAGAACGGCCTGGTCGTGAAGGACTGGCGCTACGTCGTGCGCATCTGCAACATCAACACGACCGACCTGCTCGCGCAGTCGAACGGCCAGGCGACCACCTCGGCCAGCAACCTCATCCGCCTCATGGCGCGTGCCCTGTACCGCATCCCGAACATGGCGATGGGCCGTGCCGCGTTCTACATGAACCGGACCGTGCACAGCGGCCTGTCGGTCATGGCGCTCGACAAGAGCCAGGCCGTGCTGAAGGTGAACGAGGGCCTCTCGCAGTTCGGCACGCCCTACAGCTGGCTGTCGTTCCTCGGCGTCCCGCTGCGTCGCGTCGACTCCATCCTCAACACCGAAGCCCAGGTCAGCTGACCAGCACACTCCTGAAGGGAGACACCCACAATGATTACTGACGTCCTTCTCACCGTGTCCGGGTCCAACACCCCCGGCTCGGCCATCTCCGGCCAGGCCATCACGGCCGACGCCTACAGCACCGACACCATCGACCTCGGCACCGCTCGCGACATCGGCGAGGGCCGCCAGCTCTACATGGTGTTCACCGTCGTGACCGCGTTCAACACGCTCACCAGCCTCGACCTCGAGGTGGTGGCGTCGGCGAACGCCAACCTGTCCAGCCACACCGTCCTCGCGGAGACGAACGTCCTGCTCGCCGGCCTGACCGCCGGGAAGCAGTACGTGGTCGCCATCCCGCCGCAGATCGCAAGCCTCGGCCTGCGCTACCTCGGCGCCCGCTACGACGTGAACGGCACCAACCCGACCACGGGCAGCATCCTCGCCCAGATCGTGGAAGGCATCCAGGACGGGCAGAAGTTCTACGCCAGCGGCTTCACGGTCGCCTGATAGGAGCATCACATGGCGATGGTCAAGGCACTGGTCGACTGCTTCGTGGACAACGGCTACCGGAAGGCGGGCGACGAGTTCCGCTACTCCGGACCGGAGATCCCCGAGGTCCTCGAGTTCCTGGACGGCGCACCCGTCCTCGACGCCGCCGAGCCGGAGCGCAAGCTGCGCCCCGGACGGAAGCCCAAGGCCGAAGCCACGCCGAACTGATGCTGGCCTGAGTTCGCGAACAAGGGAGGGGGGCCGTCCACGCCGGCCCCCCTCCTGTCACGAAAGGGACGAGCATGGCGTCCGAAGTCGACATCTGCAACCTTGCGCTCGCGTACCTCGGCGACGACGCCACGGTCGCCAGCATCGACCCGCCGGAAGGATCGATCCAGGCAGAGCACTGCAAGCGCTTCTACCCAATCGCACGCGACACGCTGCTCCAGATGCATGCATGGAGCTTCGCATCGCGCCGCGTTTTCCTCGCGCAGGTCACGATGCCGTACACCATGTGGAAGTACGCATACGCGGCTCCCGCAGACATGATGACCGCGGTGGCCGTGCTCCCGCCGGCGGCAGAGAACGACTACGCGGTACGCGCCTACCCGGCCGACCGCTACGGCTGGGGGTGGATCAACACCCCGTTCGTCGCCGGAGGAACCTACGTCCCGCAGGAATACCAGATCGAGACGGATTCCACGGGCGCGAAGGTGATCTACACCAACCAGGAGAACGCGCTCCTGCGCTATCAGGCGAAGGTGACGGACACCTCGCGGTTCGACGCGCTGTTCTCGAACGCGCTGTCGTGGCACCTGGCATCGATGCTCGCCGGCCCGGTCGTGAAGGGCTCGGAAGGCGCCAACGAGAGCCGGCGCTGCGCCGCGATGGCGATGGCATACGTGCAGCAGGCGAAGACGTCCGATGCCAACCAGCGCGACGTCAAGCCCGAGCACATCACGCCCTGGATCTCCGGCCGCTGACCGATGGCACAGACCCGCGTCTACCACCGTTCGTTCGCAGGCGGCGAACTGTCGCCGGAGATGTTCGGCCGGATCGACGACGTCAAGTTCCAGACCGGGGCGGCGCTCATGCGCAACTTCGTCGCGCTGCCGCAAGGGCCTGCGGAGAATCGCGCCGGGACGCAGTACGTCAACGAGGTGAAGGACTCGAGCAAGCGCACGCGGCTGATCCCGTTCACGTTCAGCGTCACCCAGACGATGGTGATCGAGGTCGGTGCCGGGTACTTCAGGTTCCACACGCTCGGCGGGACGCTGACTGACGGTGCGCCGCTCGCATACAACGCGCTCACGACCTACGTGCTCGGAGACAGGGTCCTGTCCGGCGGCGTCGTCTACTACTGCCTCCAGACCACGACCGGGAACGCGCCTCCGAACGCCGCGTTCTGGTATCCGATGCCGGCGGGGATCTACGAGATCCCGAACCCGTATGCGGAGGCCGACCTGTTCGACCTGCACTACGTGCAGAGCGGCGACGTCCTGACCATCGTCCACCCGAACTACGCGCCCCGCGAGCTGCGCCGCCTGGCGATCAGGCGCTGGACGCTGACAACGATCACCTTCGGCGCCGGAATCGCCCCTCCGACCGCCGTCACGGCGACCGGAACGCCCGGGTACACGCTCACGATCTCGGCGATCACGCAGGCCAACCCGGCCGTCATCACGACCAACACGAACCACGGCCTGGCGGCGTTCGACTCGGTCTACATCAACCTGATCCAGGGCATGACGCAGTTCGGTGCCGGGTTCTACATCGTCAACACGGCGCCCACCGCCACGACGCTCACCGTGAAGCGGGTGTCTGACGGAACCATCGTCGACTCGTCGGCATGGAGCGCATACGTCGCCGGGACCGGGCGCCTCCAGCTCGCCGCGCAGACCGCGGACATCATCGGCAAGTACGTGGTGACGAGCGTGTCTGCGGTGAACCTCGACGAGAGCGTCCCGTCAGCAGAGGCGCAGGTGGTGAACAATCTCAACGTCGCCGGCTCGTACAACACGATCACGTGGAACTCCGTGGTCGGGGCCGTGCGCTACAACGTCTACAAGCTCCAGTCCGGGCTGTACGGCTACATCGGGCAGGCCGAGGGCACGTCGTTCGTCGACAGCAACATCGCGCCGGACCTCGGACGCACGCCGCCGATCTTCGACACGTCGTTCACCGGCGGCGCAATTACGTCCGTCCCGGTCACGTTCGGCGGCAGCGGCTACGGATCGTCGCTCCCGTCCGGCTCGAGCGGCACGTTCTCAAACGTCGCGGTCATCGCAGGCGGATCCGGCTACAACAGCCCGAGCCTCACCGTCACGGACCCGACCGGGACCGGAGCAGCGTTCACGGTCAACACGACCGGATCGTCGCTCAACCGCGTCATCTCGAGCATCACGATCAACAACGGCGGAACGAACTATACGAGCCCGGTGTTCACGCTGAACGACGCATTCAGCGGCACGAATCCCCCGGGCACTGGCGCGGTCCTCGCGGCAACGCTGCTTCCGTACGAGCCGCCCGACCTGTCCCAGACGGTGACGCTTTCCGTGAGCGACCCGACCGGGGTCGGAGCCGTGCTCGAGCCCGTGGTCGCCGGCGGCGTCATCACGGGCGTGAACGTCATCAACGGCGGGTACGGGTACACGAACCCGACCGTCACGGTGTCCGTGGCGCTCGGCGGTTCAGGGGCGACCTTCGGCACGGCGACCCTGACGAGCCCGCAGTACCCGGGCGCGGTCAGCTACTTCGAGCAGCGCCGCGTGTTCGCCGGCACGAACTCGGCGCCGCAGACGCTCTGGATGACGCGCACGGGGACGGAGAGCGACCTGTCCTACTCGATCCCGGTGCAGGACACCGACCGGATCCTGTTCCGCGTGGCTGCCCGCGAGGCCAACACCATCCGGCATCTCGTCCCGCTCACGCAGCTCCTCGCGCTGACGAGCGCAGCCGAGTGGCGGATCTCCCCGGTCAACAGCGACACGATCACGCCGACGACCATCTCGGTCCGGCCGCAGTCATACGTCGGATCGAACAACGTGCAGCCGTCCATCGTGAACAACACGGTGGTCTACTGCTCGGCGAGAGACGGCCACGTGCGCGAGCTCGGATACTCGTGGCAGGCAAGCGGATTCGTGACGGGCGACCTCGCCCTGCGCTCGGCGCACCTGTTCGACGACTACGAGCTCGTGGACATGTGCTACAGCAAGGCGCCGCACCCGATGCTCTGGTTCGTGTCGACGAGCGGGAAGCTGCTCGGCCTGACATACATCCCGGAACAGCAGATCGGAGCCTGGCACCAGCACGACACGGACGGAACGTTCGAGTCATGCACCGCCGTTGCCGAGGGCGCCGAGGACCGCCTGTACGTGGTCGTCAAGCGGACGATCAACGGAATGACGAAGCGGTACGTCGAGCGGTTCGCGAGCAGGCAGTATTCGCGGCTGGCCGATGCCTTCCACGTCGACAGCGGCCTGACATACGACGGGACGAACACGACCACGACCACAGTGACCGTTTCCGGCGGATCGACCTGGGGGCCGGCAGACAGCCTCACGATCACGGCGAGCGCTCCCATCTTCCAGTTCCCGGCGACCACGGACGTCGGCGACTGCATCGTCCTGACGGCCACGGACGGCACGCAGTACCGCCTCGAGGTCACAGCGACGTCGTCGACGACCGTCGCGGCGGCACGGGTCGACAAGGTCATCCCGGCAGCGCTCAGGAACACGCCTACCGCCGTCTGGGCATGGGCACGCGACACGGTCAGCGGGCTCGGACACCTCGAGGGAAAGACCGTGAGCATCCTCGGGGACGGCGCGGTCATGCCGCAGCAGGTCGTTGTCGGCGGATCCGTGACGCTCCAGCGCCCGTCGACGGTCATCAGCGTCGGGCTGCCGTACGTGAGCGACTTGCAGACGCTGCCGATGACGCTCCAGATGGAGGCGTTCGGGCAGGGCCGCGCCAAGAACATCAACGAGGCGTTCCTGCGCGTCTACCGCTCGAGCGGCATCTTCATCGGCCCGGACGCCGACAACCTGACCGAGGCAAAGATGCGAACCACGGAGCCCTACGGCAGCCCGCCGAGCCTGAAGACCGAGGAGATCGGCGTCAAGATCACGCCGGCATGGAAGCAGTCCGGGCAGGTGTTCATCCGCCAGGCAGACCCGCTGCCCCTGAACGTCGTCGGACTCACGCTCGAGGTTTCAATCGGAGGCTGACATGAACATGACCCCGGCCCAGCAGTGGATGCTCAACATGCCGTACCAGACGGCATCTGTCGGCACCATGCTCACGGGCACGAACCTGCCGTACTACGAGCGCACGGGCGGCATGCCGACCAACTCCCCGGTCCCGGTGTCCGCCGGCAGCTCGACGTTCGCCCAGGGGTTCCTGCCTGCCTTCTCCGAGGGCATGACCGTCGCCGGCCCGGTGGTTTCGTTGTTCGGCGCGGCTTCGAGCGCCATCGGCTCGTACTACGCGGCGCAGAGCCAGCAGAACGCCCTGAAGATGCAGGCGCAGAACCAGCGCTTCGCCGCGGAGATGGCGCAGATCAACAGGCGCGGCGCCGAATTCACGGCACAGCAGGTCGGGCGCGAGGGCGCCATGCGGGCCGGGATCATGGGCCTGCGCGCAGGGCAGGCGCGTGCCGGGGCTCGGGCGGCGCTCGCCGCACGCGGGGCCGTGCTCGGGACCGGGTCGGCCAAGGAGATCATCGGCAGCATGGACCTGATGGCCGAGATCGACCGCCTGAGCATCAGCGCAGCCACCGTCCGGGAGCAGGAGGCCGCACGCCTGGCCGCGTTCAACATCGGGGCGCAGGGAACGATGGCCGGGATCTCGGCCCGGAACCTCGAGGCGACCGCAGGAACGATCTACCCCGGCATGGCCCTCGGCACCAGCCTCCTCGGCAGCGCCACCGAGATCGGGTCCACGTGGGCCAGGAACCGCCGCATCGAGGAACTGCTCACAGGCGTGGGGACGCAGAGGATCTGACCAATGCCCACCGTACCGACCACGTTCCTTCCGCAGGTCGCGCCGCAGGCGCCGGGCGACATCGGCCAGTTCCAGGCACCGGGCGTCCAGGCCGCCGAGAACCTCGCCGGGCCGCAGCTCGCACGCTTCGGCGAAGCGATGACCCAGGCCGGCAACGCCGCATTCCGGCTGGGCTCCGCGATCCAGGACGGGATCGACGATGCCACGACCAAGCAGGCCGACGTCATGGCCGTGCGTTCGATGCAGCAGGTGAGCGACAAATTCCTGTCGACCCTCGGTCAGCAGTCGGAGGCATCCTTCGAGGCGGCGATGGGCGAGCTGTCGCAGGCCGGCGCGGCTGCGATGGACACGCTGAAGAACGACACGCAGCGTGCGATGTTCGCGCCGATTCTCGCTCGGAACATGGGGATGTTCCAGAGCCGGATGCAGCAGCACCGCAACGGCCAGGTGCGCGTCTGGAACACGAACGAGGCCATCGCCCGCAGCGAGGTGAACGCCGACAACGCCATCTTCGCCTGGGCCAGCCGCGCCGAGAAGGACGCCGCCGGTCGCCCGGTCGGGATGCTCCGGTACGCCGCCTACGCCGACACGGCCGTGGACGAGGCCCGCAAGGCCGGCGAGCTCATGGGCTACGCGGCCGACTCGGCGCAGATGAAGCAGCTCGAGCAGAAAGTCCACGACCGGATCGCCAAGGGCATCGTGGACTCCATGCTCGTCAACGGCGAGTATGCCGCCGCAGACGAGTTTCTGTCCGATCCAGACACTCAGGAGATGCTCGACGCCAAGGCGGCGCAGGCGCTGCGCGAGAGCGTGATGACCAATCAGCAGCGCGCCGTCATCGGTGAGCTCATGGCAAGCATCAAGGAAACGGGCACGCTGTACGCCAAGAGCGACCCGAAGACCTACGGGCAGGAGGCGAAGGAAGGCGCCGAGCCGCCGGCCACGCTGCGCGATGCGCTTGAGCGCGCCGAGTCGATCAAGGACGATGAC